GGTCTCGACCCTCGTGTCGATAGCATCAATCTGATCCTGTAGCGCGCCCCCATCCCCGACCTGCGTCGCCGTGATGTCGTCCGTGTCCAGAACAAACGTGTCCGGATCCGCGACCGAAAACCGGTAGGAATGCCCGCCATAGGTGGTGCCACCCGAGACAAACACCGTGGACAAAGAGATCTCGCCCGAGGCGTCCATGTCCGTGGCCCGCGTCCAGGCACCGCTGTCACTGTAGGTGTAGACGCCGTTTTCGCTGGCATCGCTCTGCGCGCCCACACCGACCCGGTCTCCGTTCGACAGGGTCACCCCGTCGACGGTCTGCGACCCGCTCAGCGTGATGTTCGACCCCGCCCAGGCGACGACCGGATCACGGTCGATCCAGCCCGATGTCTGCGCGGCCTCCACCGCGTCAAGACGTGTGTCCAGCGCATCGGTAACCGCAGAAAGCGGAATTTCGCCTTGCAGCGATGCTGCCCCGCCGTCATTTAGGTACAGCGCAAGCGTCGTGTCGAGAACGGAGAACCCATCTCCGTCGCTGGTCGCCGCAAGCCCCGCCGTGGTGTCAGCGTATAGAGGATACCCGAGCGCCGCCGCAGACACAGCGCCTTCCAGCAATGCCGCGACTGCTTGCTCGAATGCGGAGCGCTCGACCACGTTGTCCGTGACCGGGAGAGTGAACGTCATGTCATGACCCTCTTCAGGAAATTGTCAGGGAGTAGGGGCCGCTCGGCGTCCCGAGAACCGCGTCGTCATCGTCCAGCGGTGCCACGTAGAAATCCGCCGCGCCCGCCGTGGTCGTGGCCGTCACCGTGAAGCCAAGATCGTCGTCAATCGCCGTTTCCGTGCCGATCAGGGTGGCGTCGGTGAAGGCGCCACCGGTGGCAACCTTGTAGATCGCGACCTGCGTCAGATTTTCAGAGGCCGGGGCCACGCCGGTGAATGTCACCTCACCCGCCGTTGTGACGTCGCTTTCGACGCTGAAAAGCGTCTCCGGCTCGTCTTCGACCGACCAGTCGTACATGGCCTCGGAATGCTCCTCCAAGGCCATCGGGCAACGCATCGCGGCGCCCCCGTCTTCTCGTAGGAAGATGGTCGGGTCCGTGCTGATGACCCGCATAACTCCGTCCATGTCTTCCAAACCCGGCAGGTCGACCGTGACGTTGGACCAGGGCACGCACTTGATCGCGTCCGAAGGCGCCTCAAGGGTCAGCACCTTCTGGGCCGCGCGCCGGGACGCCTCGATCTTCTGCACCCGCGCGGCGCGGGTCGCGCTGTCGATCAGCCCGCCCTCAAGGCTGGCGTCCGCCCCGCCACCGCTGGCAACCGCCAAGGGCGGCAGACTGTCCTGCTCGTAGGCATTATCTGGGTTCGTGAAATTGATCTGCATCTGGCGCGGAACGTCGCGGCTCAGCTTCATGTTCGAGAAGGACAAAACCCGCCCGTCCAGCGCATCCGAAAGCGTGTAGATCGGGGACGTCCAAGCGCCGGGCGCGTAGCCGATGCGCCCGCCAATATCGACCAGCCGTCCACCGCCCGCGCGGGCCAATGGCTCGATCTGCGAGAAGATTTCTGAGTTGGTCCATTGGATCGTACCCGCGACCTCGTAGCGGGCCTCTGTCCCGCCACGCTTCAGGGCTACCGCCTCATCAGCAATGTCGGCGCCGTCCTCGAAACTGGCCGTGTCGATCTGCGACCGGCTGAATGGTGCAACCGGGTTGTTCAGCAGCGCATCCAGAGTGATCAGGGCCTGGTTCTTGGAAAACTTCCATGTAGACGGGTCGTCAGGGTCCTGCGTGCCGTCGCGTGGGTCCCAGACCTTGCTGGTGTCCATCAGCACCTCGATTGACGGCGCTGCGCGCGGCATGGACGGCCAGCGCCTGTAGTACTTCTCGTTGTCGTCGCCAAGGTCCAGCCGATACCAGAGGACGGTCAGGCCCTCGCCGCCGTCGTTCTCCGTGAACACGCTGCCCGCCTCGGACAGGATGCGGTCGGGCGGGCTGGTCTGGTCCCCTTTCCCGATCCAGATCCGGAAGAAGTCGAAGCCTCCGGGATCGCCCTCGAAGCCGGTGAAAGGGTCGGGCTGCGGCGCAAAGCCTTCGCCGGCGAAGTCGTACACATCATCTTGCGTGAATTGGTTGCTGTCCCCCCAAGGCTCCGATGCAGCGGGGGACGGACGACTGTCCGTGTATGTGAAAATGTCCCCACCCGCGCTGGGGCGGTTGTTCAGGATCATGCAGCCATAGACCTGGCGGGTGACCTTGTAAGGGCGCAGCGGCGACCCGACCACCAGCGACCGACCATAGGCTGTACGGTTGACCACGAGGCGCCGCGCGACCTCAAGCGCCCGGCGCATACTCGGCTGGTCCGGCAGGCGCGCCTGCGCCGCCGCAGAGGCCGCCAAAGCTCCGATGCCCAGCTTGATTGCCGCACCGCCGACAGTGGCGACAATGATGCCAGATGAAAGGGCCACGCCGGAGGATGCCCCTGCCGCCAGTAGCGCGGCTGCAATCGCTTCAGGCATCAGACCCTCCAACTGGCGGCAACCCGCCCCACGGAAACCAACCCGGTTTCGGATTTCATCCACCACACACCCGGCGCGCCGCAGAACGCCAGCCCGCCCCCGGTCAGGGGCACGTCCTCGGGGGCGACCAAGCCGATCTCCCCCGGCGCGCCTAACCCCGGCAGAAGGCCAGCCGCCGCCGCCTGGTCCTGCGCCATGCGCTCGAAACCGCCGCGCGCGCGGATCACCCGCAGGGCACCCCGCAGGCTGTCATAGGTGCCCCGGATGCCCCGCATGGGGTCCACGCCATGCACGGCCCGGAAGGCGTCAGAGGCGGCAAGGCAGCAGTCCACAGCGCCCCAGGCGAAGGGGCGGGCGAAGATCGGCAGGACCTGCATCATCTCAACAGCCCCCCGTCCCGGCCAAAGGCCTCGGCCCCCGCCGCGTGGCGCAAGAGCGTATCATCTGGATAGTCAACCGCCCGGCTTTCGCGGGTGATGTAGCCGACACCAACAGACCGCTGTGACGGGCCAGTGCGGACCTGTATCTTGAGCGAACGGATCTTCTGACCGCCCTCCCCGGCCTCGATTGTCTGCGCACGCCCGTCGATCACGCCCGTGAAAAACAGGACCGGATCACCCACCAGCGCCACGCCTTCGCGTGTCGTGTAGGCGCCAAGGTAGATTTCCACCGTAGCCCCGCGCGCATCGGCGGTCAGGTAATCGGACAGGTCCGCCGGGATGCCCGCAAGGGTCAGCTCCGCGATCCGCTGGGCCATACCCTCGGACTGGCCGGGCAGCTGCATCATCCCGATGCCCTGCACCCCCAGCCACGTCTGCCCGCCCCAGGACAGCGGCCCCCGCCCGCCGTGCGCGTAGACCGGATCGCCCGGCCAGTCGATGAAGGCCAGGAACGCCGGGTGAAAGAAGCGCTTGGAGATTTCGGCATAGAGTGTGCTACCAATCGTCAGCTCCACGGGTTCACCTCCGTAAATCCGTCCGGCACCTCGTCAGAGAAGACCTGCCGGTATGACCACGTTGCGGACCAATCGCCCATGTAGGACTGCGAAAACGGCTCAAATTCCGTCACCTCGAAGGCTGCTGTTTCGCTGGTGCCGATGCTGACGCGGTTTCCGCTGTAGCTGGTGCTGGGCGCCTCGATCAGACGCACGGTCACGTCCCCGCTCGCATCGGTCACGCCTTCGGACATGACCATGATCGTTTCGCCGGTCGTGTCGGCCCCCGCGTCGTAGATCGTCAGGAAGTCGCCGGGGCGCACGCAGAGCGTGGACGCCGGAAGCCCGGAAAGAGCGATGGTTGCGAACCCGTCGCTATCCGTGCCGGTCGTGCCAGTGATATAGGCGCCGTCGATCCATGTGATCCCCGATCCGCCGTCAACCCACGTGATCCCGGTTCCGCTGTCCTCCCAGGTAATCGGGACACCGCCGCGCAAGGCGGACAGTTGCAGATCGTCCAGCCAGTAGTTGACCGGCCATGACGAGATGCGCACAAGATGCTCACCGCCATTCAGGAGGCGGCGCAGGGCCTGCATGTATCCGGCGCCGGACCTGTTCAACCCGAGGGCGGACACCCGCGCCCGCGCCACGATCCGCCGCGGACTGGACGTGGTGACATAGCGTCCGCCGTCCAGAAGGGACCGCGACACGTTCACCGGGTCCTGCACGTCCCACTCCCACCCCGTCACCGATACCGGCGGAAAGGCGTAGACATTCGTCAAAGCGGGTTCTCCCGAGTGTCAGAGCGCACGGCGGCAATCGCGATTTCCGGCGTGTCGGCACGCAGGCGGCGCATTTCGGCGCGCAGGCTCATTGCGATTTCCTCACCCACGCCCTTCTCCGCGCCGCGCGCGTCGATGTTGAAGGTCATGTTCCCCCGGCCCAGCTTGTCATTCGGGACGACCGTCCCCGCAGCGTTCGGCACGATCATCTCCGGCCCGCGCTCGCCCACAATGTAGGCCTTGCCCGCGCTTACCGGCCCGCCGGAAGCCCGGAAGCCACCAAAGATCGCCTGCCCGATCCAGCCCGCGAAGCTGCCGCCACCAACGCCGTCAGTCGGAAGCCCCAGCGCGCGCAGGATCATCATCTGGACGATGACCTTGGCAATCTCGGCAACCGTCTGCCGCGCCCAATCCTTGACCGCTTCGCCGCCCTCGAAGAGCGCATCGGTGAAGCCCTGCACGCCCTGCGTCAGGGCGGAAATGCGTTCTGCGTTGGCCTCTTCCTCGAATTGCGCCGTCACCATTTCTCGGGCGCGGGCGTATTGCTCTGCCGTCAGGTATCCGGCGCGCTCAAGCTCCTGCAGGTCCGCCAGTTCGCGTTTGTAGCGCTGCGTGGCGTCCATCGCGTCGAGGGTGTATTGTTCGACCTCGCGCATGATGCGCTCAGCCTCGCGTTCGCGCGGGTCCGCGCCGCCTCCGCCTGACGTTCGGTTGTAGCGCGCAATGATTTCGTCGATTGGAATGTAGTCCATGCTGGCGCTATAGTTCTCGCCGGATTGCCGACCGCCAGCCATGAAGTTGCGGGGGTCACCGCCACGCCCGCTATATGTAAGAGCGCCACGGCGTGACATTTCATTGAACAGCGCGGCGGCGGCGGCAAGGTTGGTTTTCAGGCGGTCTGCCTCGTCTGCTCCGTCCCCGATGGGACCTGCGATGCCCTCGGGGTTCGCCGCGACCGTCAGCGCCGCCGACGCAGCATCAAGAAGCTGCTGATACAGCTTGAATGCTTCCTCATCCCCGTCTGAAAACCCGTTTGTCGCGCGCTCGATCTCGTCCGCCAGAATGATCATCGCGTCCGCCTGTGCGCGGGGACCCTCTGCATTCGACAGGGCCGCCATTGCTGCGGCCACATCTCGTGCCCCGTCTGCGGAAACCCCGAGCATGGCCCCCAGATCATCAAGGTTGGCACTGAGGTTCTTGATCTGCGTCAGCTCGGTTTCGATAGCAGCCATGCGGTCATGAATCGCCGCTGTGTACCCGTCGCTTGCCTCGTTCACCTCCAAAAGGCGGATATACTGCTCCTCAAGAGCGGAGGTGTAGACGTCGAGAGATTGCGCCCCGAGAGCGAAGGCGGACGGGTCGATAGCGGCAAAGTTCCCCGCGCCAAAGGCCTCGGAAAGAGAACGAGATGCCCGCGCCGTTGCCATCTTAGCCGCCGCGCGGTCAAGCTGAAGCTGAATGTCCAGAAGCTCGCGCGCACGGCCTGTCAACGCGCCATATTCTGCGGTCAGGTCTGACAGGGGTGTTCTTATGTCGGAAACCGACCGCGTGAGGCTGGACGCGGCGGCGTCCAAATCGTCAATGGTATCTTGAAGCTCCTTTCCGCCCTCGGCTGCATCGAAGAAGGACATAGCAAGCGGCCCCATGACCGCGATCACGCCGCCAGCCAGCACCCCCCAGAGGCCGAAGACCGCCAGCATGTCCGCCGCCTGGATGCTCAGCGCACCCATGTAGTTGCCCGTCACGGCGCCCTGCTGCGCTACTTGGTTCAGCTGGTATGCGAACATCTTGGCGTTGTTCTGCTGGGCTGGGCTTAGACCCCTGTTCACCTGCTGCAGGGGTGCCGACATGGACGTGAACCCGCGTTGTGCGGCAACCGCCTGATCGCCCACGCTGTCCAGCCTCCGTTCGACATGGACAAAGGCATCTGCCATGTTCCGGCCCACAATCCCCGTGCGAGCCATTTCATCCGAGACTGGCCGGATTTTGCCGCTCATGGTCGTGAAGCCATCGCCAGCGCGACCGACAGAGACCCCGAGACCATCAAGCCCCCTGGTCGTCGTGCGCGTGGCCTCCGTAACCTCCCGCCCGGTGCGTGTCGCCTGATCACCGAGAGCATCAAGCCGCTTTGCGGCGACAGTCGTGGTGTCGCTCTCGACTGAGATGCCAAGACGTGCGATGTCTGTCACTTGTTCACCTCGGGGGATTTCATGAAGAGACTTGTTTTCGCCGCAACAGCAGTCGCCATGACAGCAGGCCCAGCCCTTTCGCAGGCCGCGCACATCCTTGAATTCAACGGGTTCTCAGTGCTGGTCTCGGTAAGATCAGTTTCGAACCCGCCTGATTTCACAGAAGCCGATGAAGCAGCGGAGAAAGCCTGCAAGTCGGTTGGAAAGCATGCCGAAATGCAGTATCGGGACCGCATATCAGACTGGCGCCATACCGCATTCTACGTCTGCCTCTAACCAGCTGGCGGTATCCCGAACGGGTCTTCCCCGATCTTCCGACCTTCCAGATAGGCCGCCGACATGTCCCGGATGAGCTTCCGTTGCCGGTGGTCCATCCACGGCGCCGCAAGGGCGATTTCCGAATGCGGATGCTTCGAAAGGCTCATGCCCTCTTGGCACGGGCCAAGGTCAAGGTAGACCTCGTGGATATGCTCAACCTCGAAGGGGATGGGCGGCAGTGTCCAGCCGCCTTTCTGCATCCGGCTCTTGTCCCAGCCCTCGGGCTTGGCGTGCAGGTAGCCGAGCTGCCTTGCCCAGAGGGTCAGGGCGTCTCGGCACTCGTGAAAAAAGACGCGCGGTTCCCGGCGAAGGCTTCGACCTGCTCCACGATCCAGACAAAGCCCGGATTGCCCATCAGCTTGCGGAAGTCCTCGACGGTCTTGGTCGACCCGCTGCCTCCCGTCACGTCCACCAGCGCGGCCTTGGCGCGGGCGGCGCGGATCTTCGCCATTGCCTCGGATTGGTCCGTCTTCGCCCGCCCGTTCATCAGCGCGTTGCGCGCCTCGCGCCCGGCGGCTTCGACCGCCTCGGTATCGTAGCCGATCACGCGGAACGTGACCCCGGTTTCCTCTCCGGTGCCGGGGTGGAGAAGGGGCATTTCCACCCCGTCGCCCTCGACTTCATGCAGGTTGAGTGTCGTCAGGTCCATCAGGCCGCAGGCTCCGTATCTTCGACTTCGGGGGCGTTCTGGCGGAACGTCACCTGGTAGCCCTTGTAGCTGGTCGTGGTGCCCTTGTTGCGCTGGTAGTCGAGCGCGACACCATGAGCGTAGATCACCTCGTCGCCAGAAGTGAGCGCCGGCCCGGTCAGTGGGTCAACGGTGCCGGTGCCGTATCCGATCTTGACCGAGCAGAGGCCAGCCGACGACTTTGCGATGGTCTTGAGAAGATCGTAGCCGGTCTGCGTGGCGTTTGCATCGTAGCGGACGATGATCGGACTGGACATGCCGGAACGGGCGCCCTTCACTGCCGCAGTGTAACCCGTGGAGAGGTTGGGCGTATCGATCCCCTCGCCGCTGCTGCCGAACTGCGGCTCCTCGATGAGGACATCAACCTTGGTCCAGGTGAGCGCCTCGAACCCGGCGGCGTCGTTCGTTGCAGGGACAGCATTCGCCACATAGAGCGTTGCCGAGATATTGTTTTCGCCAGCCATCAGTCAGCCTCCTTCTTGGTGGTATCGGCGACGGGCTTCCAGCCCTGTGCCAGCCACGCCTTCACATCGTCCTCGAACGGTTGAGCGGTGGCTCCGGTCTTTGGAAACACCAGTTGAACCCGCTTACGGGCTGTGGTCCTTGCCATGACGGCACTCCTTTTCAGAAGGTGAAATGACCCCGAATAATGACCGGGACGGTATAAACCCCATCAGTGACAGGGAGCGGTGGACGCGGAAGAGGTGCGTCCAGGATGGTCACGCCGTCGAAGCGCGTACCGGGACGGAACCGCGCGACCAGGGCAGCCACGAGAGCGTCGTTGTCGGTCGCATATTCGGTGCCGGTCTCGACGCGAACGGTGATTTCCGGCACGGCGTCCGTCTGCCCGGCCATCGTCGCGGTGCGCTGCGCGCCCCCAGAGACCTGCACGACATAGCGCGGCAAGCTTTTCCCCGGCCCGTTTGGCAGCACGATGTTGGGCGGGTCCATCATGGTGACGATCCGCTTGATAAGGGCCTGCTGGCCCGTTGTGATGCTCATGGTTCAGTCCTTGAAGCGTCCCGCGTTCGCATCGACGATGGCTTGCCAGTTCTGGACCGCCTGCCGGACCATGAAGCGACCGGGAACATCCACATCCCCGGTGCCCTCGTTCGTATCGTCGGCACCGAAGCTCCAGCCGTATTCGATCATCGGCGCGTATGGCGCCGTGAAGCCGACGATGATTGTGTCCCCGGTCTCGAATCCGGCCAGGGCGCTGGCGTAGTCCGGCGGCTGAGCGCTGGCCGCATTCCCCTGCCCCGTGAGTGTGCCTCCAACCTGGACAATCACGCTGCCGATTAGTTGCCCCTCATCGACCGGAACCACGCCCGTCTCGAATGGAGCACCACGGACAAGGCCGTCCTTCGGCTGTGTCATCTGTCGCGCCACATCCTGCGCCGATTGCTTGACGATCACGTCGACGTTGCGCTTTGCCTTCTCGGTCCAGTTCTTCACCGAGGCCGCGAAATTCTGCGTCATTCCTCAAGCCTCATGCCGATCCAGTCGATATCCGTCAGCATCACGCAACGGCAGTTGACCACATCCTCGCCCGGCGCGCCTTCGTCGTGCGGATGCGCCAGCGGGTAGCCGGTCTTGGGCGAGATGAACGGTTCCCCCCATTTTACCTCCTGCCCGTTCAGGGCAAGGTGATGGTCGCGGGTGAACTTGCCCACTGTTGCGACCCACCGCTTGGTGATGAAGCGCGCCTCGATCTTGCCCTGTTCGATCATCTGCTGGACGGCCTCGACGCGCCCCTGAGCTGCCGCCTTGTTACCCTCTGTCCGCGCGACCATGCGGCCCCGCGCCTGCAGAAGCCTGTCCGAATACCGCCCTGCGATCCTGTCAATGTCCGCCCGGCTCAGCGGCTCGCCGGCTTCGATTGCCTTCCGTACCGTCCGGTCGAACCGCTTGTCGCGCAGGGCTCGGGTGAAATACCTGGCGTCCAGGTTTTCCAGATCGTCCCGCGCGCTGCGTACGGCCCGCGCCTGTCGTGAGTGCAGCCCGAGAGCGCCGCCCTTGCGCTTCCCGTCTTCCTGCTTGCCGATCAGATCTGACCTGATTTGCCGGTATGTCCGGTTTGCGTCCGCCCCGGCGCTCAATGTCTCGCGCACAACGATGCGGGTATCGTCGGACAATTCCGTGATGAGCCGCGCGCTTTGGCGACGCGTCCAGTCAAGCGCCCGGTCAGACCTTGCGTCGAAGCGATATACGACCACCGGGGCCGAATTTGAGCGGCGCTTTGGGAGCAAGCCCGCCTGGTAGGCCCCTCCCTGTATGAACGTCTCGAACATCTGCTGGTCAAGCGGCGCGTAGAAGCCGCGCATGGCGAAGTTGATGCCCGCCTCCAGGTCACGCACTGCGGCGTTCAGATCGCCGGTTTCGAGATAGCGCTGAATGATCTCGTCAATGGTCCGCTGCGCAGCCGCAGATCGCATGTCAAGGAAGGCCTCGACAAAGGCCCGCTCCATCGCGTTCAGGCGGGGCTCAATGGCCTGAAGGAATGCGGCGCGGGTGTCCTTAGCCATCCGCCGCTCTCGCCTGGCATTTCCACATGAGCACGACCCCGCCCGGGTTGACCGCATCGACGTTCACAAGGTGCAGCGTTTGCCCGGCCACGGTCAAGCGGTCCCCGTTGCGAGGATCTGTCTCGGCGTCCGGCGCGATCAGCGCCTTGATGTCTCGCGCCGTGATCTGCGTCCCGTCCCGATCCCGCGCGCTGTAGTTGGTCAGCACGACCGTGCAGGCATAGTCAGTCTCGGCGCCCGGTGTCGGCGGATATGTCGTTTCATCCGCGCCGCTGGTGCGGGTGATAGTGCCGGACAAGGGCGATCCGCCGCCAGTCTCGGCCCCAGCCTCCGCAATGGCCTCCGCAACCTCGGCGGCAATCTCCGTGCCGCTCACAGCCCCGAACTCCTGCCGATGCTCAGCATCAGCGCGGGTGTCGCCCCGCGCCCTATCATGTACGGGTAGAACATCGCCTCGATTGTCGTGCTGATCGGAGTGGCCGCTTCGGCGCCGCTCGCGTTACCGCGCACCGTCCACTGGATGTCGCCCACCTTGCTCAGGACCTTCTGCTGGTCTGCCGTGTAGGTCTTCGAGAAGAACCCGGGCGTTGCCAGTTCCAGCGCCGCCGCCTCATAGGTGGCATTGTCCGTCACCGCATCCGGCGGCGTGCTGGTCACGCGGTTGAGATAGAAATTGGCGATATAGCGGGACGCGCGCACGAGGGCCGCCGCGCTGTCCGCATCATCCGCGACAACCGTCCCGGCATCCGCCGCGTAGCTGATCCATCCGGCGACGGTCGCGGTCATCAGATGCGAGCCGCCATTACGGCCTCGGCAATGCCCGGCCAGAGCTGGTCGCGCTCGGCGGCGTTGAATCTGGCAACGCCGTCATCCAGCAGCCCATTGACCGCGCGCACATCCGGCACGCCGTCGTTGCTGAAATGCTCGGCGTCCAAAACCTTGGCGGCCTCTGCCAGCAGCGCCTGCCTCTCCTGAGCGCTTTCCTGCACAGCCCCGTCTGCGGGGTTGGTGACGGCAACGCGGTCGTTCAGGACCCGGCCCTTGTTCACCAGCCACTTCGGCACGGTGTCTCCGTCGATTTCGACGATCTCGCCGACCTTGTGGCCGGCAACGCCCTTTTCTGTGATTTCGTACTGCATGTCGTTTCCTTTCATGGCCTCATGAAGTGGGCCAGCACGCCAGCCCACCGCGGAAGTCACGACGAATGCGCAACGCCGCAGTTGTTCTCGGCGTCGAACTTGATTTCGAGCGCCTGGGCCGCCATCACGACGAAATTGTAATCGTCCTCGGGGTTGGCCCGGAACTGTTGGCGGGTGGCCATCGGCATGGCGTTCAGCACCTGGACAACCCGGCGGTCCTTGACCACCGCAACGATCCCGTCAGCCGCGATGTTCGACGCCGGGATGACCTCGCGCACGCCCCCGTTTTCCAGCACGCGCTGCGCGATGGTCTTGTTCGGGTAGGCCGTCGAGAAGTCGGTCTGGGTCGCGTAGAACCAGTCATCCCAGTTGACGTAGAGCGTGGCCGGAACCCGGAAGTTGGCGCCGTGCAGCAGGGCAAGCGTGGCGTTCACGTCCGCGAGCCACTCGGCACCAGTGCAGGCCGAAAGGTCGTTCGTGGTGGAGCGCGTGTTGCGCTGGGGGTGGTTGGTCAGGCCGTAGAGCTGATCGCCCCCGACGACGATCTGACTGTCGCCGTTGATCGCCATGTCCTCCAGCTTCTCCGCCACCTTGAAGTTGGCATTGCGCCGCGCGGCGCCGTCCAGCGCGAAGCCTTCGGTTTCAGCCGCAGCCATCTGCCGCCAGCCGAAGCTGAACGAGCTGTCCACGATGGGCAGCGGCGTGCCCTGATAGGTGATCGTCGGCTGGTCGGTGCGGGCCTTGGAGCGGCCATCCAGCGAGACATGCGCCGTGCCGCTGTCACTGACCTGTTGGAAGTAGTGGACCAGCTTACCAATCGGCATGGGCATCCCGACCGATGCAGCAAGGTCACCGAAGACCGACAGGACTTCGCGCTGAACCTCGATGCCTTCGCGGTCCCACTCACCCCACACGTCGCGAGGCAGCGGCGAGGCGTTGCCGATCACACCAGCGGCGTTTCCGATCATGGCCTCGAAGCTCTGGTCGCGATGTGCTGCGGCGGCGCGATTGGCCGCAATCACGCGGCTTTGCTCATCCGTGGCGAACGAAATGCGGTCGGGAATGTCGATCCCGCTTTCGGCGCCCATCGGGTGACGGGAGTTATAGACGAACATCTGTGCGCCCTCCTTATACTGCTGCCGTCAGGAAGCCGGTCGAGATGCGAACATCTGCCAGATCACCTGCGGAGAAAGCGCCCGGCGTGTCGTCAAAGACGGCGATGACACGTTCCGAAGTGCTGGTTTTGGTGAGGTAGCCCGACGCGCCGATGGTGAGGGTGTCACCCTTGGCATAGGTCGCGGCTGCGAGGCGGATCTGGTAAATCTCGCCGGGGCGCGGTCGGTACGCCACCCCGGTATCACCGGAGGCATAGGCGGTCGCCACGTCCTGGTCATAGAAGCGGCGGTTGGACAGGACGAGAAGCTCATCCTCGATGTCCGACGCCGTTGCGACGGTGAGGGCCGTGGCGCTCTCGGTCACGAGAATGCCCGGCAGGTAGGCCCCGGCCACGGTCTTGTCGGAGACAGTCTCCGGCTCGTCCTTGATCGGGCCGCGATAGATCACGTTGCCAGCCATCAGTGCTTCTCCTGTTGCTTGGCGGCGGCGTTCAGGCTGAAGCCCGCCCACTCGTCCTTGTCGTCGTCAGCGCCCAAGAAGGCGCCATTCAGGGCCGCCGCCTTGCCAGGCTTGGCCTTGGGCGCCAGGGCGCGCAGGGTGTTCAGCGGCGTTGCCTTGGCGGTCTCGTCGTCGAGGATGTTGGCCTTGACCACCTTCTCGACCAGTTCGGCCTGCTCGGCGTCATCCTTGGCCTTCTGGTTCGCGGCCAGTTCCTCGACGTGATCGGTGACGGGCTTGATCGCTTCCTTCACCGCGTTGCCGATAGCCTCGCCGAAGGTCTTGGCGAAGTTTTCCGGTTTCAGGCTTTCCTCGATGGCGTTCACCTTCGCGGAAAGCTGCTCATGCTGCTTCTCGTCAGCCATGTCTGCTTCCTTTCGATTTGCAGAGGGTTCCCGCTCAGAGGCGCCCGAAAGGGCATCCATGAAGGCGGATTTCAGACGCTCCCACGTGGAAGCGCGCTCGCGCCGCTCAAGCGCACTGAGCAGGTGCATCCCGGCCCAGTCGAGTTCCTGATCGGCCATGTCCACAGCCGAGTTGATGACTTCCAGCTCTTCCGGTTGCCCGGCCGAGTTGACGAACATGCCGACGCCCTGATCCGGGGTGGCTGCACCATCTTCGTCCAGCAGGATTGCGTCATGGTCGAAGTCGATGTCGCGGGCGATGTGCTTGTAATCGACGTCGCCGTTGGCGGCCTCCAGATTGCAGAAAAGCCCGGTCGATGTGTGAACCGGCTCACCCTTCTCGACTGCCGCCAGAACGGCCTTGCCGCGTTCCGACTGGTTGGCGCGCTCGACGTCGATCACCTTGTCCAGAAAGACCCGTCCATTCTCGCGGCGGGCATTTTCGTTCCACGCCCCGATCCATCCGATGTTGATGCCTTCCGGGTCGCGCGCACTGACGAACTTGCCGTTGATCAGAGGATGCCCTGCGGGCGCCGGGGTGCGGTTCAGGCTGGCGAAGCTCTTCTCGATCTCGTCAGCAGGGTAGAGAATGCTGTTCATCACCACGTTGTCGGGCAGCGTGGCGCTCGGGACGACGATCACGTCGCGTCCATTGCGCTTCTCGCGGCGCGCAGCTTTCGTGTTGGCCAACGCGCGGACGTTGACCCTGACTCGTTTGGTCATGGGTTGGCTCCTATTCTTTCGGCGGCGGCGGGCATTCCGGGATGATTTGCAGCGGCATCCCAAGCGGTCTCGTCTCAGGTTTGCGCCTCCAAGGCCCGCATCTCCCGCATATGCACTCCTGGCGCCAACGAACGTTGAAAACCCCCTGTCGCTGCCAATGCATTACGTCTCCGCAGTCGCAAATGCTGGGCACCAGAACGATTGGGGCGGGAGACACAGCTATTCCTCGCTGTCGATCGGCGGCTCCATGTCCGCCTCATCGTCATCGGTGAATGCGTCCGCCTCGCTCAGAGGCTCCTTGCCGACCGTCTCGCGGATCTCGTCAGAGGTGAAGACGATCTCCCCCAGGCCAGTACGCGAAGCCCGCTCGTTGATGCTGGCCATCTTGTCGGCGCGGTCGATCTTCTCGCCGATGTTTGCTTCGGTCAGATCGGCCCAAGACAAGAACCAATCGCGCTCGGGCAGGATGCCGAACCGCTCAAGCCGGTTGATGAATTCCATGATGGCCGGGATCACTCGATCAGAGCGGATGCCCATGCAGGTCTGCGCCCACTCGCTGGCGTCCTCGGTGCTGGCACGCTCCCCCGTCTGCATTCCGGTCAGGATCTTCTTGGGCATCTCGATGGATGCTGCGAAGTTTTCCAGCGCCCCCGCCCGGAAATGCTCCGGGATCGGCAGGGTGACGCCCAACGTGGTCGCCTTCATGCCTTGCAGCAGGAGGCTTTGGTCAAAGCCCTTCTGCCAATTCTCGGTCTGCGTGTTCAGCGCGTCCGCGATCTCGGATGCTTCGACGCCCATAGCCTGGGCCATTTGGGATATCTGCGCTTCCTTGTCGATCTCGAAGACCGGCGCCGATTTGGCATTCTTCCAGAAGCCCTCGCCACCGGCCCCGGTGATCTTCTCCAGCGTCAAGAGATCGTTGAAACCCGGCTCAAGCATCGAGCGGCCATGCACGGTGCCGTCTTCGGACCAGACAATGACGCGATCCGGGTGCACCTCGAAGGCCCTGTTGCGCCCCTGGGCGTTGTTCCCAACCTGCGCCTCGTTGAATTGGAACATCGTTGGTTGCCCGTAGGTCTCGGACATCTCGTCATCGTCCCATGTCGAAACCCGTAGCTGCCCCTCCCACGCCGGGATGATTTCGACCAGGCCATCCAGCCCGCCGCGAACGCTGTCCACCGGCTCGGAAAAGCGCCTGTCATCGGCAACGCGCAGGATCACGCCAGCGTATGCCCCGACCATGCTACGCCGGTCCGCCTCGGCAAGCCGCTGCCAGACCCGCAAGTCCGCAAACCGCTGGCGAATGTCCGCCTCGACCGGAGTTTCGTCGTGCGCCTCCTCGCGCTCCATCAGGAACGGGTGATCCTGCCAGACCTTGCGAGCGGTCTTCTTGACCGCAGCGCGTGCGAGGCCATTGCGGCAATACATCGCGTACAGCTGGGCGAAGGTGACGTTCTGGGGCCAGCCGAAATCGCGGTAGTGGTTGTGCTTCGCCTCCTCGAAGTATCCGGGGAACAGCGCAGACATCCTACGGCTCGTGGCGTTCATCATGGCCGCCAGTGCGTTGACGATGGCAGAGCGGTCTTTCTGGTCTGTCATCGGTTGCCTTTCAGTTTCGCACGGGCCGCAGAGCTGAGCATCATTTGGACCTGCGATTGATCGTTCAGCATCAATTCCGTGAGCGCCCAAACAAGCGCGTCTGCCCGGTCTGGCGATCCCTCGCCAATGAAGCCCTCAGGCCCGATCAGGCAGCACTGATCCTCTACCTCTGGCAGACCCCCGACATGGCTCACCCTGCCCTGCTCGTAGAGCGCCGCGACCGGCTCTGCCCGCGCGACTTTGCCCCGGCTCGCGACCACTTCCTTGTAGCTGACCGTCTTGTCTACCGTGCGGATGACGTGTTCGACCATCGCGCCGCCGTAGTTGCGCTCTGCAACGATGCGATCCGCGCCAAACTCATTGTAGGCCGTGACCGCCCTGCGCCCCCAACCGTCCGGGCTGAGCTTGCAGGATCTGTCTGCCAGAACATACCCACGCCCGTCGACGCCAAGCCCTGCGACCACGATCCCGATGCTGTCGCCGTCATCACCCGCGCCGCCGGTCCCGCTCGGGTCAACCGCGACCACGATGCGGCGCATGTCCGGGGCCGTCTTGACCCTGTGGTCATCGAACATGGCCCGCGTCCAAAGCGCGCCAGGAAGATCGTCCAGAACCTCTGCGTTCAACTCCTGCCGCCCAAGGCGCGTGCCTTGGTACTTCTTGCGCAGCCCGTCCAGGAACTTGGCGGGCAAGTTGCCCGCGTTGTCGAATGTGCTGCCCCGAACCACCACCGTTGACGCATCCGCCACCAGATCCCGAATGATCGGGATGGGCCGGGGCGTCGTCGTGACCATGACGCGGGGGTCAATCCCCGACCGCATGGTGAATTGCAGCATGTCCCACAGCTCGCGGGCGTAGCGATATTTCGCCAACTCATCGACCCAGGCCGTGTCAAACTCGGGACCGCGAAGCTGGTCTGGCTCCGTGCCGTTGTACCCCAGCGCCTGCGCGCCGTTCGGCCATGTGACCCGCACCGGGCGAAAGCGGACAGTCGGGACATTCCCCGGCTTGCTGACTTTCACGAGGCGCGGAACCATGACCTCTTCAAGGTCTTTCTGCGTCTCGGCCACGAGGGCGATGGACCGGGCGCCCGCCTCTACGCGCTCTACGATCCAGTTGGCCCCTGCCTCGGTCTTTCCCCAGCCCCGCCCAGCAAGTGCAAGCCACGTTGCCCATTCACCCGGCGGGGCGATCTGCTCGGGCCGCGCCCAGAACCGCCAGTCGTACTCAAGCTCCTGTAGTTCGGCCTCACTCAGGCTCGCCAGTATCTCCTGCCTGATCTTCTCGGGCTGCGAGGCCAGCAAGCTTGCCTGCGATGCGGTCACGCGCGCTCACCTCTTCTGTCTGGATCGGGCCGCCGTTCGGGCCGGAGTGTTCCGACTTGTCCGCAAGGCCCAAATCGCGGGCGATGATGTTCGGGTTCAGCAGGTCAGCCGCAGCGCCGCTGAACTTCTGGTGGTAGATCACGCGCTCGACTCTCACGATGATCGTGGATAAATCGGGACGACTATCCTTCCATGCGCGCCATGTCGTCTCGTCAATGTCGAGGAACAAGCACAGACCGCCGATTGTCATGGCCCGCATCTTTGCGACCGGCTCATGTGTCGCCGCGCCCTGGAACGTGACCAGCTTGTCCTCGTACAGCGGGTTGCTCTCCACCCATTCGAAATACTCGACACAGGCTGACCAGAGCGCATCAGGGTCCGTGAACTTCGGCTTGGGTCCGGCACTGCTGCGCGCCTCCCAGAACCTGTTTCCCGGAAGGAAGCGCCCGGTTGCTTCATCCCGGCTCATTGGCGTTCACCATTTCTGTATATTGAATTGCTTGCGCACCAGCCGCGCGATTAGCCATGAGGCTCGGCTGGTGCTCAGGCGGCGTGCCATCAACTCGGTTCAGGCTGGCCGGTAAATCCCCATTACCGCATCTCGTGGCTTGACGCAACATCTTGCGTATTACGCCGCACGCTCAGAGCGGTCTTCGCTGGTACTGCCCTTGATCCCGGTATCTGTCTCCCAGAACACCATCCCGCCGGATACTCCCGTCACGCGCACCGCAAGCGCCAGGTCGCTGCCTACCAGCACCCGCGCCCTGTCCCCCGGCCTGACGCGCAGCTCCTCTCGCCGTGCGGCCTCAAGCTCTTCCTCAACAGTCGGGATGCCCATGAACCGACGAACGTCGTTCTCCGTCGCCCGGTACGGCACCGGCCCCCACGGCGTTTCCCGGCAGACCATGCCGGTGATGATCCGCCGCGCCCGGAGTGCTGTCCAGAACGGCGCCCGGTCGAACTTGGCGAAGATGTACCCAGCAACGCTCGGAACCTTGACCCTGACCACCTTGCCGCGTGCGTCCCGCCAAGCCCGGTCGTCGGTCGGGTAGCAGACGTGCACCCCGGCATGGCGTAGTTCGTCCGCGCTCTGGCGCTCCGACCCTGACCTGACCCGCAGGATATGCCACGCCGGAACGGCGAGAAGCGACCCCAGGTACGAAACCTGCGCCGCGTCGTGGGGGACAATCTGCCCGATCTGGTAAGTCATGGCTCGACCTCATCTGAGGCCGCTCCGGGGTTTGGCAGGTCTAGAATGCCGCAAGCGCAGCGCAGCGGCAAGAGGGTCAAAGCGGGGTTAACGGTATCCAAGTATCTGATCTAGAGTAATGACATGCCTGTATACCGTTAATACCGATAACCTATTTTAGCTATATAAGTAATTGAAAACAAACAAACCGAAGCGGTAAATACGACCTGCCGGAAACTATGTTTTCGGTTACCGCTAACCCCATAAACGACGAAAAACCCCGCCTGAGCGGGGTTTTCGGCAGAACCGTTAAGGGGTTTTCGGAGGGTTTTCGGCAGACCTAAATCGACCTGAAAACAGACTTTGGGCGCCCGCCCATTTGGCTGTAAACGGTCTCTTTCGAAATACTTTCCTGCTCCTCCAGCGCGTCGAGAATATCTGTCATCGCCCTCTTGTTGATGCCCCTGAACCTCTTCTGTATTTCACCTCTTGCGCGACCACGCTCGCCCGCCTCAGAAATGAACCGCTCCACATCGTTGACGTCGCGCTCAAGTTGGTTGTCTGCGACATGGCTTGCAATGTTCGAGATCATCACGTTCGCGCTCCACCACGCCAGAGCGTGGCCGATCTCCATGTCCCGCGCGTCGATCTCTGGCGCCGCCGGAGAGCGGCCAACGGCACTCACCAGGGCGATCTTTAGCGCGTTCTCTGTCACCCTCCGCAGGATAGCTGGGCCGCCCCTGACGGCGTTCTTTTCGGCGTACATGGCGAAGGCGCTTTCCTTCTCCTTGAGCGCTGCGCGGGCCTTCTCCGCGTAGCTGTCCAGAGGCACAGTCGTCAGGCTGGACTTACCGAGGTTGCCGCTCACGCGCGACGACATGACCGCCTGCGCCTCTCTCAACGCCCCTGCGACGCTCTCTGCCGCGCTGGCGTCCATTTCCTTCGGCGCCGTCTCACCAAGCGGAAAAACGAGGTATCGCGCGATACTGCCGTCCTCCAAACTGGACGATCCGAAGGCACGCCAGAACTGTTCCGGCGTGGCCATGCCGAAAAGGCACAGGTGCGGGTAGTCGATGGATGTTGACCGTCCATCGGCATAGGCGCTGCCCGAGAAGATCGTGTTGGCCGCCGAATAGAGCGCGGTGAACTCGGTCAGGATTTCCTTGGCGTGCACCCCGGAACCGGGGTTGCCGATGTTCTGCAACATGTGACCGAACTCGTCGAGGAAGCTAACACGGCGCGGCCCCTGCAGGAGCATCTGCAACAAGCCTGATCCGGACTTGAACCGGTCGTTGCCGATCACGTCACCGTGGCCGGACACGGTCATCAATTCCTTGGCCGGATTGACGAGGCTGGTCTTGCCTGTCCCTGACCCGCCAAGCGCGACGGTGTAGATGTTGCTGCGCAGGTTGCTTGGGGTCGCATAGGCCCGCCCGAATATAGCCCCGAGGATGGGCAAGGACACGGCCAGCGCGCCCGCCTCCGTCATGGTGGCCGATGCGTCGTCTATGTGCCGCGCCAGATCGCCCAGCAGGCCCGTGCAGATGCCGAAATCAGGCACCGGGAATGGCGGCGGCTCCTTCGGCACCATCGCCTCCCACGCCGCATCTGACGGCATGGCGATGGGCTTCACCGCATGGAACCGGCGCTGTCCGGCAAAGACCGGCGTTGCAGCCCAGCGGGACGGATCGAAAGGCTCGGGGTCTGGCGCCATGTCGATCTCTGGCGCAGACGCCGGTTCCGACATGGTAATTCCCATATCGCCCCCAGCCTCCGGGCGCAGGAAGTCGGAAAGCCAATTGGTCGCGGCCTTGAAGTCGCAATCCCGCGCGGCCATGACCACATCGACCGGCGTGTAGGACCGATCAGCCCCGAAATCCACGATACCGCGCCACGACGCCTTTAGGTTCGGGTTCCGCTCCGACACCGGGCGCCCATTGTTCGATCCGCGCCAGAACGGCACCGCCTCCCACGCGCCCGCCCCACGTTGCCGGGTCTTCGGCATATCCAGCGCTGGCCACCACTGGTCAAGCGCCTCAAGCGCCCTGTCGTTGACCGATCTGCCGAAAGGCTTTTCGAGGTCGTGATCGCTGGCTGCCGGTCGCTCGTAATCGTCGCCGCAGACCCGACGCGGTGCCTGCCGTGTCAGCCCGATCTTGCCGAATTCCCGGTCCAGCGCATCGAGATCGGCGCCCCCGAACTCCGGCAGATCATCGACCGGAACATCCTCCAGGCTCTCATCGGTCAGCCAGCGGTATGGCGTCCCGGTGTCCGGGTGGATCGTCGGAGGCAGGACGGACTGCGTTCCGTGCAGTAACAGCTCCACCACTGGCGACTTGCTGTCAGATCCGCTGTCATACCAGCGCACGCGCGCAGAGAGGCCGTCCAGCCCATCGCCGGGGCGGTAGTATCCCATCCAACCCTTCTGCCCCCTGCGGCGCACGTTCGGCACCTCGACGGCCCTGTGTAGCGCCTGTTCCACGTCGCGGCGGTCAGTGTCCAGATCAAGGCCGATGACCACACCGTGCGCGATGCAGATACCGGCGTCAGGCCATCGCTCCCATGTGTCATGGACGAACTCAGGCGCCGGGCCGTCGCAATATTTCTGCCAGCCGGAGAGCGGGCGCCATTCACCGGCGCCGTACTTGCCGGGCACCTTCGTGCCGGGGCCGACAGGCATGGGGGAATAGCCCGCCTCGCGCAGGTTGCCCGCGCGGGCCGCATAGGGTGAGTTTGCAAGCATGGCTCACCTCAAAAAGGGATTTCATCTTCAGCACGCTTCCTCAGCGCATCGCAGGCGCCGGAGAAGATCAGCGCGCAGAACTCGGACCACTCATCCACGGTCAGGGATGCAAGGTCGGTCTTGCCGATCTTGTCGAGATATTGGCCCCCGGCGTTGCCACCTTCGATTGCCGCTTCGCGCTCGAACTGCTTCATTTCCGGCTTGCCTTTCGCCTGTATGTAGAGGGCGGCGCAGTCCAGGCTGCACGCGCTCTCCATTCTCTTTCCGTCGATCGATATCGTGACCGCACCACCGGCACGCTTGCAGATCGGGCACGGGTATCCGGGAAGGCCTGTCATTTCTCACCCCCGTTCCTGATGCGGTTCACTTCACCCTCGTTGCCCATCGCGATCCGGCGGATCACCTCAAGCTGGTCCTGCGTCACCCACCAGCGCGGCAGCGGGACGTACCCGGCGGCGCGAAGTGCCTTTGCGGATTTCCCCTCCTTCATGCGCCCACCTCCTGCGGTTCCTTCACGCCACGCGCGATTTCTTCGAGGATGGTCAGGCCGCGAGGCTTGCGGATGCGGTAGCGGATGATGCGCGCCATGCATCGCTTTTCTGCCCACTGCCAATCCCATTGGCCGTGATCTTGATTTCCCACTCCGCTGACGACCCCCTCAAGGGCAATCCCGTTTGAAAATTTCGCTTGGACATACGCCCCGGCGCACGGGCACCCCTTGCCGTCATGCTCGATCCACGGCCCCCACTCGCTCATGCCGCCACCTCGCTCTTGCAGCCACGCGCCCGCGTGATCACGTCGTATTTACCTTCGCGCCGAACCACGACTTCTGCCGGGGCGCGCACCTCGGCCTCGCGATCCAGCGCCTCGGCCACGGTGTCAGGCGGCGTGGTCCCGGCCATCTGTTGCCACCACGAAACCGCTTTCTGGCGCGGGAAGCCGACATGCTCGAAACAGACCATTTCCGACACGACGCGACCGCCGACGAGGTATTCGACCTTGACCATATGCTGCCCGGTTCGCCCGCTGCGGTGCCGCTTCATCGCGAAGTCACGCACCGGCTCCCAGTGATCCTCTGCCGTCATGTTCATGATCGCAGCCGTGCTGGCCTTCTCTTCGATCTTCGGTTCCGGCGGCGGGAACTCGTGACCGCAATCCGGGCACTGCATCTGCGCAATGAACACGATGCTCTGGCACTCGGGACATGTCTTGCCCGGCACTTCGCCAGTCTCTCCATTCGGATCCTTAGACTTGCCAGGCGCCGCGCTTGACACGTTGACCGCATCGACCGGCCCGTGGCGCGTGACGTTCCCGGCATAGTCCAGAACGAGGCCGTTTTCCTTGCCATCCGCCGTCCGCATCGCCCGCCCGGCCATCTGCATGTAGAGGCCAAGCGATTGGGTCGGACGTAGGAAGGCGAGAAGATCCGTGGCCGGGGCATCGAAGCCGGTCGTCAGGACGTTCACATTCGTGATTGCCCGGATCATCCCGGCCTTGAACTCGCGCAGGATGCGGCTCCGCTCTCCAGCCGGTGTCTTGCCGGTCACGGTCTCTGCGGTGATCCCCTGACGGCGCAACTCATCGCGGACGTTGATCGCGTGATCGACCGAAATGCAGAACAGCAGCCATGACCGCCTGTCCCTTCCCAGCTGCACGATTTCGCCCACCGCCGCCTTGGTCACTGCGTCGGTGTTGAACCGGGCATCCATCTCGCCTTCGATCCAGTCGCCCTGCCGGGTGTGCAGGCCTTTCGTGTCGAAGGTGAAGCCGGGAGACTTGCTGACCAGCGGTGCGAGGTATCCGCGCTCGACCAGCAGGGGGATCGGGATATCATAGGCGATCCCGTCGAAGATCGCGCCGTCGCCCGAATCCAGTCGCCCGCTGTCCAGCCGGAACGGGGTCGCGGTCAGGCCGATCACCTGAAGATCCGGATTGGTTTCGCGCAGCCCCGCGATAAACTTCTGGTACTGCGTCGATCCTTTCCGGGGAATAAGGTGGCACTCATCCACGATCAGCAGGTCGATATAGCCGAACTCTTCGGCCCGCTTGGCGACGGTCTGGATGCCGCAGAAGGTGATTGCCCGCCCACGCTGGCGCCGGTTAAGCCCTGCGCTGTAGATGCCCGCCGGGGCATCCGGCCACAGCCGCATAAGCGCGGCATAGTCCTGCTGGATCAGCTCCTTCTGGTGCGTGGCGAGAATGACCCGAGTGCCGGGGTAATCCTGCACAGCCCGCCGGATCAGCTCCGACAAGATCACGGATTTGCCTGCGCCGGTCGGGGCGACGATCAGCGGGTTTGCCTTGCCCGCCGACATCCAGTCAAATGCGGATTGAATAGCGGCCTCCTGGTAATCACGAGGCTTCACAGCGCCACCTCCATCTCGCAAAGCATGAGATCGAGTTTGCGCCGCATGAGACCTACTGGATCGAGGCGGGAAACAGCCTCCATCAACTCGCGGCGCGCCTCGGGCCAGCCGTCGCCATTCAGAACGTGCGGTGCGTGGTGCGCAGCCCACATGTAGGCGTCGAGGCGGTCGGCAAACCAAAGCCAAATTCTCTCATCCTGGCGCGGCTTTTCAAACGCGCCCCAGACCTCGTGCAAAGCCGCGCCTTCTATTGGTGCGAGGCTCCATCCGCTGTCTGTCATGCGCTCCTTCGCTGGCCCCGGAATATCCCCGATCACGCTCTCCCCGTCGTCATGGATCAGCGCGGCCCGGATTAGTTCCAGCGGCGGCGACGGATGCAGCGCCATGATAATCCGCGCCACCCGTGCGCTGTGTCCGTCGATCCGGTCAACAGTGTGCGCTAGGTCTGGATTGGTGTGCCAGCGCCGGACGAAACCGGCGCGGAAGATCGCTTTGAGGTCAGGTGCGCTCATGCCGCGTCCTCCCCGGCTTCCATCTCGGCCAAGAAGTCAAACATGCTGGGCATCTCGACCTTCTTGGAGACGGCCTCGACATACTTGAGGCCATCCATCCAGTAGGTTGGATTGAGTTCGACCCCGATGCCCTTCCGGCCAAGGCGCAGCGCGCGGTACGGGACCGTCATCAGGCCGCCGAACGGATCGTAGACCCAATCCCCAGGCTCGGTGAACTGAGCAATCGCCCGGTCCACGATGTCGTATTGCAGCGGGCACAGGTGGGGCTCGTTTCCTTTGCGCTCCTGCTCTGCATTGATCGTCATCATGCGCGCGACATCGGTCCAGACGTCCGGGTGTAGTGTGTGCGGCGGCAGGAGCATGAATGTCGGCGGCAGGCGCCCGTGCTTTTCCAGGCTCTCACCGATGGAGACATGATGCTCGAAATCATAAACCGTATTCAGGCTATGCTGCTTCCAGACCTTGTAGACCACATCAGCGTCCAGCCCATCCAGATCACCGGGGCGCAGGGCGCGATTTCCGCTGGACCTGGTGAACCCGTGGGCATCGAGCTGCCACCGCGCCCGGCTGTAGCCGCCCGCATTGCGCCAGTCCTGCGCTTCAGGGCCCCACTCCTTCTTGGCCTTTTTCACGGGGCGGTCTGCATAGCCAACGCTCGTGTCGGTCGGCGGGCGCCGGAACAGCAGGAGGTATTCCGGCGTTCCGCACCCCATGCGAGACCCGTCCTTGCATTGCTCCGTCCACCCCAGGCGGTAGGTCTGGTTGTTCTCGCGAACCACGTCCGTGACGATGGTTTTCATCCCGAGATAAGCGAAGCCGTGGCGCTGGAATTCCCGGATGCAATCACAGTGCAGGGTGGAGAGCGTCTGAAACCCGAAGCCATTGATACCGCCGGGGATGATCCGGTCCTTGACGTGGATCGCCGCCACCCGTCCCGGCTCCAGAACGCGCAGCAATTCCGGCACGAGAAACCCCATCTGCTTCCAGAAGTGTGGATCATCGTCGGTGTGGCCGAAATCCGCGTAGTTGGGGCTGTATTCATACTGCGTGCTGAACGGGATGCTGGTCACGATGAGCTGCACCGATGCGTCTTTCATCCGGCGCGTCTCGTCCACGCAGTCATTGTGGATCACGCGGTAATCCGCGCCCTTGCTTTCGATCCGCTTCACGCCCATCGACCGCACAAGCTCCTTGTGCAGGGCGATCTCGGTCAACCCGTATTCCTTCACGATATCCACCATCTTTTGAACCATGTCGGCGTGCTGACGCCATTTCCGCTCAAGGGCGGCGCGCACCTGGCGCTCGCCCTCCGTGTAGATCAAATCGACCCGGACGCTTTCCGCCTCCTGCCCGAAGCGGCGCAGACGGTGCACCGCCTGGATGAAGTCGTTGAACTTGAAGCCGATGCCCAGGAAGATCGACCAGGCACAGAAGCGTTGCAGGTTTGTCCCGCTCCCCAGCATGATTGGCTTGGCGCCAATCTCCTGAACATCGCCATCCGCAAACCCGGAGACGATGCGCTCTCGTTCCTCAAGGTCTTGCGACCCGTAGACGGTTGCGATTTCCGGGATGGCCCGCTCCAGCGCCTTCCGCTCGGCTTCCAGATCGTGCCAGATGATCCGATGCGCGCCAGGGTCTTCCGACCGTAGCGACATGGCCTTGGAAAGGCGTTCCGGCAGGCTGGCGCGCTTCTCGGCGGCGACACTCGACAGGTCTATGGTGTTGTCGGAGACGATCTTCCCTTGCCCGGACGCCTCGCGCGTGACACGTCGGCCTGTCGCCATCGGGATCTCGTGCCAACGCACATCAAGCGGCGGAAGATTGTACCCCTCATCGGAAAACGCGCCATCCAGATCGGACGGCTTGGTGACGAACAAGGCCCATGACGCGACCCACAGCCAGAACTCGCGCTCCTTGTGGGGCATGATCGTCAGCTTGTCGGCCTTCTCGCTGTTGCGCTTGAAGAAGCGGGTCTTGGCCTGCCCAATGTCCATGACGCCAAGGAAGCCAGCGTAGGACAGAAGCTCGATGTAGTCGTTCGGGCTGGGCGTGGCCGTGGCGACAAATCGAAACGGCACATCGCCGAAGGTCCGGATGAACGTCCGGAAGGTCTTGGTCCCACCCATGCCGCGCAGAATTGCCGCCTCATCCAGGCTAACCGCCTCGAAGTGGTGAGGGGAAATCTTGCCGTCCCGCACGCTTTCGTAGTTGGTCAGATAGATTGCTGGCCCGTCGATTTCCGCGTCCGACTTGATGAACCGAAGATCCACGACGAATTCGCCCGTGAAGAACCGCTTGGCATCCGCGAAGAACTCGCGACGGACACCAAGCGGCGCGACGATCAGGCACGGCCTCTCGCGCTCGGACAGGATAACGCGCATGGCTTCCAGCTGTGTGCTGGTTTTGTGGAGGCCGAAGTTGGCGAACCATGCTCTGCGACCTCCGCCAATTCCCCACGCCACCATGCGGCGCGTGTGGGGCTTGAGCGCGGGGTTAAGGTCTCCCTCGTCTACCGACAGGCCGCCATACTTCGGCGCGACCGCCGCCTTGGCCTTGAGGAAGTCGGAATAGCTTTGGTCAGACATCCTGCAACTCCGCTTCGGTGGCCCGTATGCCCATGATGGTCGCGGAGAGCGCCAGGTGCGCGTCCTCCTGCGCCGGGCGGACACGCACGCCGTCGCCGCCCTTGAGGCTGGCAATCTCGATATCGCCCTTGAAGCTGGGCAGCACGCGGGCCAGCAGATCGGACGAAACGCAGAACCGAGCCGATGCCTTCGCAGCTGTTTCCATTTCCGCACGACCCGGCGCTGTGACCCCGGAAACCGCCTTGCCGCCGCGAATGATGATCGGATCACCTTCTTCCGCGATGAACACGAGGCCACGGCCCCGCTTGCGAACCTCGTCCGCTCCGACCGTCGCGATACGGATCGCCCCGTCCAGATCATCGACCGGCGCCACGGCAAAGACGTCGCCATTTCCAAAGCCCTCGATCACGCGGCGCACGTCCGGGAACGATCCATCGACCACCTTGCCCCAGGCGCGCAGACCACCGGCGGCACAAAGCCATCCCTTTTCGCCAACCATCAAGGAAACGGTGTCGCGGTCCTCGCAGGCAGAGGTGACGAACTCCACCGCATCGCGCGGCAGGATCGCACCGGCACCCACTGACGGAGCGTCAGGCATGGCCGCAATGTGCAGCCCGTAGCCATCGGTTCCGAACACATCAACCCCGGCATTGCCGGAGGTGATGTACGCGCCTTGCAGGTAGTACTTCGCTTCCTCCGTGCTGGCGGCGGCGACACAGAACCGCAAGGCGCGCGCCAGCGTGTCGGCGTCCAGATCGACTGCCTCACCATCGGCGGGACGGTAGATCGGGAAATCGTCAATCGGCCCGGCAGACAAGGCGATCCGTGACCGCCCCGCCGATACCTTGATGACATTACCATCCTGCGCGACCTTGAGCGCACCTTTCTTCGATGCGGTGCAGAACTTGGTCAGCACGTCATGCGACAGGATCGCGGCGCCCTCGGTCTCGATTTCGGCAGGTACATCCGCCTCAAAGGTCATGTCGCCGTTCGATCCGGTCAGTGTCACCCGGTCGTCATTGGTGACGATCTTGAGGTTGGTCAGGATCGGCCACGGAGACTTTGACGGGATCACGCGCCCTGCGATCTGCAGGGCGGCGCGAAAGTCCTTGGCTTCGACGGTGAAGATCATTCCGCAGCCTCCAGGGCCACGCCTTCGCGCTCGCCTTCATAGACCGGCGCCTTGCCGTCCGTGTCGTTGATGATCGCCGTTTCGCCCGGCTGGATTTCAGCCCAGCGGATCTTCGGCGCGCTGGTGGCGCCGCCGATGCTGAGACGGATGAACCCGGCCCCGTGCTTCGCGTAGACTGCCGTTCCGCGCGCATAGAGGTCCGCCTGACGGTAGACGCCGCCGGAATGAACAAGCGCCACGGCGCCGGTGATGATGGTGAAGAAAGTCATATCAGAACCCCGCTTGCAGAAATTTCTGGTGAATGGCCCGCGTGCGCCGCACATCGTCGTCGCAGTAGGTCGCAATGGTCAGGTGCTGGCCTTCGGCCCATGCATCCGCGACCATCGAGCCGTCGAAGTCGGTCTTGCCGACGATCCCGAGAATGCCGCACAGCCGGTTCATGCTGATGCGGTCCCGAACCCCGGCCCACGCGAACATCGTGTCGAACGCACCCTTGCTCCACGGCTTCGGATCGCGCGGAAACGACCACTCGGACGGCAGTTCGACGCCCAGCACGACTGCCCGCTTGAGCAGGAAGGGAATGTCGAACCCGATTATGTTGTGGCCGACGATGGTTACATCCCGACGCGGCAGGGCGCGAAAGAAGGCGTCAAGCACGCCCGCCTCATCGCTTACCGTCTCGGCATGTTCGACGCGGACAGGACCGTCATTCGTGGCCCATCCGATGGTGCAGACATGCCCCGCCCCGCCGTCGAAGCTGGTCTTGGCGAGCATGTCGCGCGCGGCCTTCTCGGCGTTCTCGGCCATCCACGTCTCGATGCTTTCCGCCTTCTTGATGTTGGCTGGCGGCTTCACCTCGGCCCGGCACCTGTCCCGCGCCTTTTCGGACTGGTCCGGGATGGTCTCGATGTCGAAATAGATGTAGTTGGTGCAGTCGTATTCCTGCGCAACGCGCGGATGCAGCGGTGCAGGAGTGGCGTCTTGATCCTCGATTTTGGGAAGGGCTACCATCACGCCGCCCCTTTCTTCTGGGCCAGCATGGCGGCCATGTGGTCGCGGCTGAGATAGGCTGTCATGTGACCGCAGGCGGAACATGTCAGGTGCCCTGCGTGTGTTCCGACCGGCTCCGTGCTGACCGTGGCGAGCGTGTTGCCGCAGGACGTGCAAGCCCGAAACGGCCCCGCGATCCCGGTGATTTCGACCTTCGTGCCCTCTAGCGGGGCAAAGGTATTCCGTGCCATTGAAGAACCTCCTTCACGGCTGATGAAAATCGGTAGTGGGGAGGGCGCGCGGTGCGGGTTTGGCGATTTGCGACCGCGCGCCCGGCTGTGTCAGGCGCTGCGCTGCCAGGGCTTCGACTGCGCCGCCCCGCCGCTCTGCTGCTGGCTGACCGCACCGCCGCTGTTCAGCGGCTTGAAACCGTTGATCCTGTTGCGGTCTTTGTTGCCCTTCTCGTACCCGACCTTGATCATGATCGGGATGCCATGCAGCTCTTCCGTGTCATCGACACGCAGCTTGCCGCAGGCGTGCATGAGGCTGTTCAGTTCACGCTGCGCGATCTCGACGGCCTGCGCGTTGCTGTTCCAGAGGTTGAGGTTCGACCAGACGCGACGACCATTCGCCCTCTCGTCAGTGATCTCATACTCGCACTCGACGTATGCGTTTCCGTTTCCTGACTTAGCATCGACGCGCTCACTTTTCGCGAGCATCGCCTCATACCAACCCGGCTCAAGCGCGCCGCCTTCGCGCATGGTTTCGCCGCCGGTCGCGTCGTATCCACCAAGATTTGCCATTTTGTTGATCCTTTCTGTCTGTCGATCAGGCCGCCGAAGCGGCGGGTGCGCCCGAAGCCTCGGGCAGGTGGGGGGCAAGGGCCGCGTAGCCCTCACCGGGGTTGATGGTGATCTTGTCCGGGAAGCCGTAGCCGGGACGCTGCTTCGCCACGAAGGCCGGGCGTGGGGACAGGTTCAGCGCGCGCTGGCCGGAACCGCGCGCCTTGGCCGTCTCCTTGTTGAAGCCGCCCTTCTCCTTGGCGATGGTCGTCACCTGGTTCAGGAACCCCATCACATCGCAGCTTTCGCGCACGAGGGCTTCGGCGCGCTTGTGCAGGCGCATGGTGTAGCGGTCATAGCTTTCGGTCACCGGGTCGGAGAAAGACTGCACCGCCTCGTGTCCGATCAGGATGACCGTCATGGCCTTGTTGTCCCGCAACCACATGCAGGCGTTCAGGAACTCGCGCCAGATCGCGTCAGCCTCTACGTAACCCTTGCCGTAGCCCGGATCTTCGATGCTCTTCCATCCGTGGCGCGCGCAGGCTTCAGCCCACACCAGGCCTTCGAGGCGGGTCACGCTGTCCACGACGACCGTGCGGAACGGATGATCCTCCGTCGCCAGTTCGGCAAGCGCGGTCTCGACGTCCGACCAGCTGCCAAGTGCGCCATCGGAAAACGAGGTCACGCCAAGCCCGTTCGCGCCGTCCTCGGTCTGGATGAAGATCGCATCCGGGAATTCCGCTGCGAGCGTGGTCTTGCCGATCCCGCCAGTGCCGTAGATGCACATGATCGGCGGTTTCGGCTTGTCCTTACGGACGAGGTTTTGAAGTGAGATTGCCAAGGCAAACCTCCTTTCGTGTTGCGCCGGTCCGATAGTCGCCAAACCCCGGAGCGGCTGTTGTCCCGGTCTAGCCGGGTATCTCTTCGAGCAGCGCGACCACCGCGCCGCCCTTGACGATTGCGCCGACTTCGTGCGGCACGCCGTTGAATGTCGCGTCATCGACGCCCATCGCCTCCGCCAAACCATCCCGGCCCGCCTTGAAAGCCGCCGTCAGGTTGTCGTCGTCGCGGTTCCGTGCGTCCGGCGGATGAAAGATGATCTTCGCCAGCCGCAGATCGCGGCCCGGCCTCGCCCCAGTTCGCCACGCAGCGTCCGCGCAGGCCTGGCGGTACTCTTTGCGCTTCCTGCTCACCCAGCTGTGGCGCCGCGTCCGAAAGTTCGGGCTGAGCTGCGCCGGGGGCCACGGCATCGTGACGGACATTGCAAAGTGCAGGCCGGGGGTTGCCGGGGGAGAAAAGCCGTCCCCGGCCTGCTGACCGGCAGGTGCGCCGGATGCGGTGTGAGTGGTGGTCATGTCCGCGCCCCCGTTGCCAAGGGCTGCACTGCCTCGATCAGCGCCGACGCGACGGGCTGCATCTGGGCGCGCTCCCGGTGATCGACATGACCATCGGCCAAGGCCTCGGCAATCATGCCGGTCAGCTGCGACATGACGCCGACAACCTGCATGTGTTGCGGGTCTTCCGTCGATCCGTCCCGCGCGACCTGCCCGCAGGGGGCCAACACGTCGCTGGTGAAGGACGACCCGAGAACGGAGCAGAGCGTCAGCAACGTGGACAATCCCGGCGTGGCGCCCTGGACGTAGCTTTCCAGCGTCCTGACCGGGATGCCTGTTGCATCACTGAGGCCCGCGAAACTGTACCGCTTCCCGCGACCGACGCGCAGCCTTAGCGCATCCTCTATCCGGCGTGCCGCATCATCGTGGGAAATGATCGTGCCTTTACTCATGGTCGAACTTCTCCGGGCGGCCCATGTTGGAGGCATGGGACAGGATGGTTATTCAGCGGGACTTGCAGGCGTTTCCTCGAAAGGAACGAAGTGCGCCGGTGTCAGCGTGACGCCCGCCGATTTTGCCGCATCCCAAATGTCTGCCTTGCGGTCGTCCGGGATGCTCCCGCGAGACTTCCAGCTTTGGACGGTCGAGACGGGGTACCCTGCGGCTTTTGCCATCGGGCGGACACCGCCGAACGCCTCAACAATACGGTTCACATAGCTCATGTCCGCACTATGCGCACAAAACGAACGCATTTCAAGCGCATTTTGCGGACAGACAGCCGCAATCGAATGTGCTCAAAGTGCGCACATGCAAAACGCAGATGAATTGAGAGTCGCAGTGAAGGCTTTGCGCGAACGCGCGGGGTTCTCGATCCGGGGGATTGCTGACCTTATGGGAATGAGTGCGTCCGGCTATTCCCACTATGAACAGCGGATCAAAGAGCCATACCTGCCAATGAAGTTCGCGGTGCCGTTCGCTGAGGCTTTGGAGGCGCGCGGGATACAACGGGATGAGGTTTTTGCGCTAGCACAACCGGCAGGCAGCGTGCTCAGCCTTGAGGAAGATCTACCGCCATTTCGCGACTTGGATCAGGGGGAACCTGGCAAATCCACTCTCGTCCCCGTCTACGACGTTCACGCCAGTGCAGGCGGTGGCGCGGTCAATCACGAGGAACCGGAGGTTTATAGTCTCGCGTTCCCACCGGCCTACCTTAAGAGGCTGACAAGCAGCTCTCCCGGCAATCTGGCAATCATCTCGGTCAAGGGCGAGAGCATGGAGCCGACGCTGCTGGACGACGACATTGTCCTGCTGGACGCCAGCAAGACCAACCTCAGCTATGACGGCCTGTTTGTCCTGCGCTTCGACGATGCCCTGCATGTGAAACGGGTGGGACGGGCGCCGAAGAAAGGCCATGTCACGATCATCTCGGACAACAAGGACCTCTACCCGCCGATGCTTATGTCATCCGACGAGATAGAGGCCGTGGGCAAGGTGCTCTGGTACGGGCGGAAAGTGTGATGGCCGCGATGGTGCGGCTGCACTGGCCCGTGGATCTGGTGAGGAAGGTGTGAGTGGTGAAAAATGACTAGGAGACTGCGTTGAGTACACTGTTCATTGAAGATGAAGAGCAGGCACTAGTAGAGCTAAAGAAAATCGAAGGCTCGCAACAACTTGAATTTGACGCCATAGAGTTCAGTGACAAGTTCAGCTTGTCAGTGTACCTGCCCGTCGGCTTCGATAGCGAGATGCCAGCCGCGTACCTGGAAAGCTACCACAACCAGCACAAAGACCTGCTGAGACTACTTGCCTACATCGAAAATGGCTCTAGTGATATCAAGACACTAACCGCAGACCAACAGGCGAGGCACGCTTACAAGGTCTCGGTCAAAGGCGGAAGTAGCCAACTTTCCGACAATATTGTAAGTGTTCTAGCCGAAGCCCTTAAATCCGCAGCAGGCAAAATGACAGGCGAACAAGTTCTATACAGCATCATCGGAGTTGCCTTGATCGCCGGGTGTTCGTGGGGGTGGAAGGCTTGGCTGGAAAGCCGAAAAGAAGAACGCTTGCAAGAGATCCAGGCGCAAGAACGACGGCTAGCCGTAGAGAGCCTTACGGCCTCAAGTACACAGCAGGTCGAGCGACTTTCCGAGGTCATGGAAAAGATGGCCAGCATGGGTGGCGCCCCAGCCAAAGCCCTTGAAGCCGCGGAAAAGATCAACGCGTCCTACCTCAAAGCCGCTTCTCAAACTGAGCGCTCCGTAATCGGCGAAGTGGAGATCGATCGAGACACCGCAAAGGAACTGAGAGCCAAGCCCCGACGCAAGAGCGAGCCGCGAAGGATCACGAAGGAAATGCGCGTGGTAGATGTGAACACGGCAGACGTGTCCCAGAGCGTAATCACGCTGGAGGATCTTGAGGATTCCACGCAATCACGTGTGACCTTTTCCGACAGATTGGTAGACGCCACGCAGGTTGATCTTGTGCACGAGGCACTTCGAACCAGGGGCACCGCTGTATTCCGCCTGGAAGTTCGCGAGGCCGATGACGGAGAGATCAGAGTTGAGAGCATCGTCAGCGTTCAGGAAGTGCCAGACGACACGTGAGCCGCCCCACTCAAAGATAACCCTGAAACCAAACCCCGCCCCGGCGGGGTTTTTCTTTGCGCGCTCTGCGCCGGTAGGGGATTTGTAGCATAGCGATTCCCCGTGCGCACGCTCAATGCGCGCAATGTACGCATTTTGCGCTTGACTGTCGTGCGCACAATGCGCACACTCTCCCCATCACAGCCCACACGGGCAAGAGGGAGACGACGATGACCAAAGTCGAACGTATGATCCGCGCCAGTGACCGTCGCATTGATGCGATTGTCGCTGAACTGGACCGCCACGAGGGCGGGCGCTTTGAAGATGGATATGCCGACTGGGATCGCGTGCCGGGCCTCCGCTCCTTCTTCAGCGACGCAATGATCCGCCGCGCCAAGCTGGTAGCTGAGCGCGATGCCGCGACCGACGCGGAGACCCGCGCAGAATTTCGTTCGTACCGCAGCAACATGGCTTGGGGTGAGGTCCACACCCGCCCGACTGAATGCCCGCGCTGCGGAGAACCGATCACATCCAAGCAAGCCGCCTGACGGGCAAGAGGGAGACGACGATGCTGACCAATGCCCCTTTCACCGAACAGATCGACGCCGCCGCTGGCTGGGCGATCTTCGAGGCGCTCGACTATTACGCGGACGGATGTACCACGTTTTTCGGTGTCCACGAGGAAACCGGCGAGGTCCGCGAGGCGGATGTAACCGGCTGGCATATCGGGACGCGCCACTATCTCGACCTGCGCGCCGCGCTGCCCAAGCTGGCCGCGCTGGGGTTCCCGAAGCGCACCGGGAATAGCCCTCTGACCATCGACGAAATCGACGCGCTCTATGCCGCGCAATTCCATGTGGAGGCCGCAGAATGAACACCGAACAACTCCAATCCGACCTGATCGCCATTGACGACCTTTTGACCGAAAAGCGCGGACGCAGGCCGTACGTGGAAGCAAACCTGCGACTGGGGTCAGGCAGCAAAGGACCGTGGAGCGCATTCCTGTACGCCGATAATTTAATGACCATTCGCATGGAAGGGTATGGCGGGACGCCTGCCGATGCCATCGCCGCCCTCATGGCGAAGGTGAAGGCGCTACCGGACCCAGAAATCGCAGCCCTTCACGAGTTTCAGCATGATCTTGGCAAGCTGATCGACAAGGGGCGCGACCTCGGCATCGACGTGAAGTGGCTGAACCCCATCACCGAGACGGCGCGCGATCTGGCCGAAAACATCCTGACGCATGAGGCCGCAGAATGACACTCCCGCCGAACCTCCCCGCGATCCTCGACGGCGCCGAGAACAGCAACGACGCCGCCTGCCGCCGCCTGTTCCGGATCTACGCCCACCACCGCCCCCTTGAGGCCCGGTGCTACACGAACCCCGATAGCTGGCCCGCGCGGGAAGCAGCGATCAAGTGGGGCCGCTCTCAGATGGATGCCGCAGAATGACCCGCCCTCACGAAAAATGGACCAGCGCCGAAATCGCGCAGCACATCCACGGCATGGGCGAGGCCCCGCGCGATGAGTGCAGCGAAACGGTCGTCGAGGGCGTAGTCCTTAAGAACTGCGTGTGGGTCTACGGCGAAGGTGAGCAACTGCCGCCCAGCATTGATACGGATGACCGCCCCGCGCCCCGCAAAGACCCGCCCCACCCGCTCGCGCTGGCCTATATCGCCATGCCTCTCGTTTTCCTGGCGTGCCTCGTGTTCGCCGCAATCCTCTGGGGGAAGCTATGACGACGCGACAGAATTTCCGCGCCCTCATGGCGGAGCGCCGCAACTGGCCGAAAGGCTCCGCCGATCACGATTACCGCAGCCGCGCAGCCCGCAAACTCGTGTGGATCATGCGCAATGTCCCAACAACGGAGTGGCCCGAATGACCCGCATCGACACCAATTTCATCGCTGCTGTTTCCGCCGATCTGGCCGATATGCTGGGCGATGACTTCGACCCGGAGACCTTCTGGGATACGCTGGACGGGGAAACCGACGCGCTCGACATTGCCGACCGGCTTTTGTCCCAGCGCGCCGAAGCAAAGGCGCTGACGGAAGCCGCGAAGACACAAGCCGCCGAATTGTCCAAGCGTGCAAGCCGGATCGCCGCCCGCGCGTCCGCTTTCGACAAGGCCCTTTTCGCTCTGCTGGACGCCACCGGGCAGAATAAGCTTGAGCGCCCCGCCGCGACCGTCAGCCGCCGCAAGGGCAGCCTCTCCGTCCACATCACTGACGAAAGCGCGGTCCCCTCACAGCTTTGCAAGACCACTGTCGCCCCGGACAAGACGGCCATCAAAGCACAGTTGCAGGCCGGTGAGGACGTGCCAGGCGCGGAGCTGGTGCGCGGTGATGACGGCGTGACTGTGAGGGTGGCTTGATGGACTGGGAAGCCGCGAGACCGCTACTGGACGCAAAACTGGACCCTGCCAGCGTGAAAAAGCCGGAAGGCAGATTTGGCCCGAAGGGCGATTACATCGAAGGCTGGCATGCAATTGCCGAGGCGAACCGGATCTTCGGGCACGGCAATTGGTCTTACACCATCAAGACGATGACGCAGGACAGTCTGCGCGAGGGCAAAACAGGCAAGGGCGACATGCAATGGCAGGCCGCTTACACCTGCATCGTGACGCTGCGTGTCGGAGACGTGGTGCGCGAGGATGTTGGCTTTGGCAGCGGCTTTGCCAAGCAGATCGGCGATGCAATCGAGGGGGCGACGAAAGAAGCCGTGACGGACGCCCTAAAGCGCGCATTGCGTACCTTTGGATGGCCGTTTGGTTTGGCTCTCTACGACAAGCAACGTGGCCACGTTGGCGTTGATGCGCCACCACCGCCGCCACCGGCTGAGGTGCGCGACCGCATCCTTTCCGCCATCAACCGAGCCGAAACCGTAGAGGCTCTTGACGCGCTGTGGAAGCACCCCGCCACCGGAAAGGCCATCACCGGCCTGCCAGAGCCAATGCGCGCGGAACTGATCAAGGCCCACAGCGACCGCACGGCGCAGGTGTTCCAGGCGCCGCCGGACAAGGATCACGCTTATGGCTAACCGTGGCCAAACCGTCATTCTCGCCAGCGCCATGCAGCGCGGCCTTGCCAAGCGCCTCATTGACGAGGCCCCGGCAGGCTGTGTGGTCAACGTGGCCTTGCCGAAGCGCACGAACGACCAGAACGCGAAAATGTGGGCCATGCTGTCCGACATATCGCGCGCTGAACCGGACGGGCGGAAGCATACGCCGGAGACATGGAAAAACCTGTTCATGCACGCGCTTGGGCACGAGGTGCGCTTTGAAATGGGCCTGAACGGCGAGCCTTTCCCGGTCGGGCTGCGCACGTCACGGCTGAACAAGTCTCAGATGGCTGACCTGATCACCTTCATTGCCGAGTATGGCGACCGCCACGGCGTCCGCTGGTCTGAACCTCACCCGGACGAAAGGGCAAGCGCATGACCCGCCGCATGTCCCCGTCCCGCCGTGCCCGCATCTTCTCCGAGGCTGACGGCATCTGCCACATCTGCGGCCAACCTATCGACGGAACGCGCGAGCGCTGGGAGATTGAGCATATCGTGCCCTACGCCCTCACCCGCGACGACAGCGACGAGAATTTGGCTCCGGCGCATGTGTCCTGCCATCGCGGCAAGACCGCCGAAGACGCGGGGAGCATCGCCAAGGCAAAGCGCGTGAGCCGCAAGCACCAAGGCGCGCACCGTCCGAAATCAACCATCCCCGGTTCGCGCGGTTCCAAATGGAAACGCAAGATCGGCGGCGGGACAGTTTTGAGAGAGGAAGACCAATGACATTCAGAGAACGCATTGCCGACTGGATCAGCGGGGGCGTGGTGACGCGGGTAAGAGCCGCGAATGAAGCGGCTGTGATGGTTCAGAGAAATTGCCGGATCGAGCGCGCGAATGCTTTGGACATGGAAGACAGGATGCGGCAGCGCGTCGGCGTCATGATGTGGCATCTCACCAGCATCGAAGCCGCGACCCGACACGTCAAGTCCGGCACCGGGCGCAAGATCAACCGCATGGCGCGGGAGGCGCTGGGAGAATGACCCTCACCACCCGGCCCCGAGCGCGCCCGTCTCCGCAGCCGGCCCTTCCCCGGCATGATGAACGCCGCCGCCGATCAATGGGGCGGCTACGCCCTCGCACAGGAGACAGCAGCATGACCGACACCCTGCAACAGATGAGGACGACATGAGCGCGATGACCCGAGACGACGAGCATGTAGTCTGCCCGCACTGTCAGTACGGACACGGCGATGCCTGGGAGTGGTGCACCTCTGAAATCCCGCAACTGATTCACTGCGATGAGTGCGGAAAGCCTTTCAAAGCATGGGCTGAGTATGACGTCCAGTACGTCACAACTGCCGTGCCCGGACTGATCACCCAACCCCCGGAGACCCCCAATGGCTGAACACAGCAAGATCGAATGGTGCGACCACACGTTCAACCCGTGGATCGGATGCACAAAGGTCAGCCCGGCCTGTGACCACTGCTACGCCGAGGCGTGGGACAATCGATTTGGCGGTGAGCGGTGGGGGCCACACGCCTCACGCACCCGCACCAGCCCAGCCAACTGGCACAAGCCGCTGAAATGGGACCGCGAAGCCGCTGAGGCTGGCACTCGCGCCCGCGTGTTCTGCGCATCGCTGGCGGACGTGTTCGACAATCACCGGAGCATCGGCGCGGAATGGCGATGGGACCTGTGGAAGTTGATCCTAGACACGCCAAACCTCGATTGGCTTCTGCTGACCAAGCGCCCGCAGAATATCGAACGGCTCGCCCCGGTGACTTGGCGGGTAGACGGGTTCCCGCCCAACGTCTGGCTCGGCACCACGGTCGAGAACCAGGCCGAGGCCGACCGCCGCATCCCGCACCTGCTCGCAACACCTGCCCGCGTCCGGTTCCTGTCCTGCGAGCCGCTGCTGGGGCCGGTTGATTTGACGCGGTGGTCTGGCCTGACGGACGACGTGGATTTCGGCCTCGACTGGGTCATCGCAGGCGGCGAGAGCGGCCCCGGCGCCCGGCCAAGCAATCCCGCATGGTTCCGCGACCTGCGCGACCAATGCGCGGCGGCGGATGTGCCGTTTCACTTCAAGCAATGGGGCGAGTGGCACCCCGGCGATGGCCTCGGCGACGACATCGACGGCTGCGCCTTCGGCTGCTTCGATGGTGCGGGACGGTGGGTTCAGCCGGTCCAGCAGGACTTTGCCGCCAGCCGTCGGACCATGTTCCGCACCGGCAAGAAACGCGCCGGGCGCACGCTGGACGGCGTGACGCATGACGGCTTCCCCCACACCCTCGGATGAGCCGAGGGTTACCCCCGCCGCCCCAACCGGTGGCAGCCGGGAAGGCGGCGGGGGTTCTGAACAAGGAGAGACGAGATGACTGACACATCCCGAGAAGCCGTGGAGGCGCTGGCGGAGACCGCAGACCAGTGCGAACTGCAATTCTCCGATCCGGTTGCCGCCACCCTCCGCGCCCTTCTGGACCGAGCCGAGGCGGCAGAGGCAGAGGTGGAGAGGCTGCGGGAAGCGCTGGCCTGGTATCACGGCAATGTCTCATGGTGCAACAACTTCGGGCCGGAAGGCGCCGAGGCCCGCGACAGACTGGCGAAAGACGGCGGCGCCAGAGCCGAGGCAGCCCTACAGGAGAAACCCGATGAGTGAACGCAAATGGACGCCTGATTGTATAGTCGGGCTGTCAACGTTTAATGGCGACGTATGGCATAGCGCCGCCGGTTCGCATGAGAACGGTGACTGGAACACGGTGGCTGTATTCAAGCACCGCGCCGACGCAGACTTATTTGCCGCCGCCCCTGATCTGTATGAGGCTTTGGATCGTGTGACCGCCAAATTCGGAAACGATTGGGCAGAATGGACCGAAGCCCGCGCCGCACTCGCCAAAGCAGAAGGACGCAAATCCGATGAGTGACGATCTGAAAGAACGGCTGCGCGCCAATGCACTAGACGAATGCGACGAGGCAATCGACCTCATCGCCACCCTCGAATCCCAGCTTGCCGCCGCAGAGGCCGACCGTGACGCAGCCGTGGCCGCTGCGCTGGAAGAGGCGGCGGGGGTTGCGCAGGACAAGCACGCCGTCGCAATGCAGTGGGCTTCGCACCACCTAAAAGAGTTTGACGGAAAGACGGACAGCCTTCGGATAGCAGAAGAAATCCGCGCCCTGATCCCCCAGAGCGGTGCCGATGCCCTCGAACGGGCGCGGGCCGTGGCGGTCAAGCCGCTGGTGTGGGAGAAAGGAGTTGTTGATTGGGCCAGACCAATGCCCGGAATGAAGTACGTCGCATGCAGCACGACGCCTGTCGGAAGTTGGGCATGGTGGATAGACGGCTCTGATGAGCGCGGCGTGCTCCCTTCCGAGCAAGCCGCCAAAGCCGCCGCCCAAGCCGACTACGAAAAGCGCATCCGTTCCGCCCTTGTCCACGTCACCCCCAACATGCTCGCCCAGGCGCGGGCCGCTGGGATGCGGGAGGCTCACGACCTAGCCAAGCGCACGATGGAGGCCGCCGAAGCTGACGGCGAATGCAGCGGCGCGACAATCGCCAAGGTGCAATCCGCCATCCTCGCAGCTATCGAGAATGGGGAAGGGTGATGAGCGAAAACAGTTGCCGCCACTTCCTTGGGATGTACCCGGATCGCAGGCCGTCCTGCGCGATGGGCCGGGACGTTCGCGCATGGGCCGTCAGGTGCAACGGTGGGAGCGAATTTGGCATTGGCCTGCGCCTCCCCTGCACGCGCCAATCTGACGACACCGAAAAACCTCTGTTCGACTGCCCGGAATTGGACCGCCGAACTGATGCTGAGGTGGAGGCATCACGAAATTCCATGCGCGTTCAAATGGGCCGGCTCATTCGCGCCTTGCCGGGCCTGCACGAAATAAAGACCGACATGATCGACAAGGGGTTGGCGTCGGTTGTCGAGCGGTGCCCCTTCTGCATGGAGCCGAACGCGCTGCATGTTTCTGTCGCGCTCGGGGTCAATAACCATATGCGGGCATCGTGCGCGTCATGTGGTGAGGGATTTATCGAATGACCTCACCCCGCCCTCTCTCAGAGCGCGCCCTGCGGGAGGCGGCGCAGGTGGCATCTGACACCGGCTGCCCTATCGTGATCGAGAGCGGCGGGCGGGTTTACAAGGTCATGCCGCCGGAACAGTCTGAGAAACCCGTGAACCCTGCCGATCTGGTGAATTGGGATGATTAAGCGCCACCTGCCACCGAACATCTACCGGACGCACGGCGTGCTGTATTTCTACCGCCGCCCAGGCCCGTGGATCAGGCTTGAAACCCAGTTTCCGGAGGGAGAGCCGGTGCCGTTCGCCCTGCACCAGGAGCGCGAAAGGCTGCTTTCTCAGCCCACGCCGGTCAAGCCGGGGCAGGACATTGCGGCGGTGATCCGGCATTACAAGGCAAGCCGCAAATTCGCCCGCAAGGCCAGCCGTACGCGCGCCGACTACGAGGCGCACCTGATTGCGCTGTCCGAGAAGCTGGGGAAGATCGAGCCGCGCCGGATCGAGCGCCGCCACGTCATCGCGTGGCTGGACGCATGGGCCAAGGCCGCGACCCCGCACCGGGCGAATTACCGTCTGCGCGTGTTCAGGATCGTCATGGAACACGCTATAGACATGGGCCTGCTCAGCGCGGGGCAGAACCCGGCGAAAGGCGTTTCTGAACTGGAATACGACCGGGTAGAGCGCCAGCCGTGGCCGGTCAATCTCGTGCAAGCCTTCCGCGCCGAGGCCGATGGCGACACGCTGCTGCTCTTTGAGATGCTGCTAGGGCTGGGCCAGCGCGTGGGAGACACGCTTAGCCTGCGCTGGCCGCAGTACGATGGGGACTGGTTTGCCGTGCGCCAGGGGAAGACAGGAAGCCGCGTGTGGCTGCCTGTGCCGCCCGCTCTGGCCGAGACGCTGGACGCTCGCCCGCGCGATGCGCTGTTCATCTTTCCGAACGCGGATCTGACCGGCCATCTGACCTACAGCGCCGCGCGGCAACGGTTCATGCGCGTGCGCAAGAGGATCGGCGCGGAGGCCTACGACATTCACGCCCTGCGCCACACGCGGGCCAGCGAACTCGCCGCCGCCGGTCATGATGATGCAACCATCATGGCTATCACAGGGCACAAGAGCGTTGCGGCGCTGAGGATTTACACCGAGGAAGCCCGCCAGAAGGCGCGGGCGGAACGGACCAAAAACAGAACGTGA